TCGTTGCGTTGAGCCCGGACCAGTGGATTCGGAACGGGAAATCCAGCAACCCTGACAGCACGAGGAAGCGACCCACCACGCTGATATAAGCGGCCGGCGGCGGTGAGCCGGCGCAGTCAGCAAACGATGACGACGAAGCCAGGTTGTAGACCTGAAGCGGAGCATTCTTCTGCGTCGCAAAGACGAGGTTGCCGAACTGGGCGAACTGCCATTGCGCGTCGCTCGACAAGGACGGGTAGACCGAGGTTACCGAATGCGTTCCAGTCCCTGTCGTCGCCGTGTTGATGGCGGCCCCGCCGGGCGTGGCTGAGCCGGTGAAGTGGTCCGCGTCGGTTACCGTTTTGACGTAATATTTCGTGCCCGCGGTGTATGCAGCAGGCAGCGCGCCCCCGGTGTTATAGGGAATGAAAGGATCGTTGGCCGCCAAGCCGTGAGCAGTGACGTTCCAAACACCGGGGCTTGCCGCTGTGATCGTTGCCGTCTTGACTTTTGAAACCGGCGTCCACGAATAGTCCGTGTTGCTTGCGAGCCAAAGCCTGTCGGCCGTGCCGGCGAAGACCGCAACCGAGCCGTCCGACTTAAGGGCGTAGAAGCCGCCGCGACAAGTTGCGATCAGCGCCTGAGAGAGAATCGCAAAGTCAGGGAACGGGCCATAACCGTCCCCCCTCGGGATGACGTTGCGCACGTTCTTGGTTGCCGAGCCCTCGAAGTCAGAAACATCGGGCTTGAACTCCCCCCAAGCCAGCAATGGCATTATGGCGTCCGCCCCATCACGCGAACCGACATCCCCTGCCGTTCGTTAAAATCGAGCGACTGTATTTCCTTGAAGATCTGGTCGCAGCGGGCAAGCCATGTTCCTGCGATGTCAAATCCCTTGTTGAAAGCAGCGGCTTGCGCGAGCGAGCCCGCCAGATAGGCGTCAACATGGTTGGTGAACAACCAGTTGAGCGAGCTGGAGACGGCCGGCGTGCGCTGAAAGTACAAGAACGTCAGATCGGTATCGTCCGATGGCGCGACCTTGAGATTTGCGCCCTCAATCGTAAAAACGGCCGGCGTTCCGCTGCCCGTATTCAGGTATGCCGCATAGAGTTCTGGCGCAACATACTCCAGCCCCTGGATGGGCGAGCCGGTCCATGTCACGCGTTGGAAGCCGAGATAATCGGTCGGGAGCGCCACAACACCACTGACCGGCGTCAGCGTTGTAGTCGTGGCCTGCGGCCGCACCTTCAGCCTACGTGCCGCATCGCATTCGAACAGCGTGATATAGTCCGGGATGAACGCTGTCAGATCATCCCGTGACAGCCAGTCGGCGATGGATGACTTAAGCAGGTCGTAGGTGGTGATCGCCATTTATCGCCATCCCGTGACGAGCGCCGGCCGGTCGGTGCGCAAATATGCCCACTCCGGGTCCTGAAGCTTCTTCTGCACGATCAGGTCGAATTCAGGGGTGAACATACGCAACGAGGTATTGCCCTTGGCGTGCTCCTCATCCAACCACTTCACGTAGATCACGTTGGGGATGGAGGCGACATGCCGGCCCCAGTCCGAACGCTGTTCCTCGCCTCGAAGCGCCTTGTTGCGCTCAAGAATCGGCTCAACGTCCTGGATGTGCTCGATAGCGACGGTATCGCCGTGGCTATGGAGGCGGACGTCCATCAGGACACCTCGGTAACGTGCAGGTTTCCGCCAGAAGCAACCTGCACCGCTGCGACCTTTTCTCCGGGCCTGATCGTAAAGTACTCCGGGGAATCAGCCGGCATATAGACATCAGCGGTTGTCGCCGTGAGCGGCGTCTTACCTATTTTGATGTAGGCCGCGCTGGTCACGACAACGCGCACCTTGTTTGTGCCTGCCCCGACCGCGTTGTCTATCTCGGCGGATGTCGTATATGCCTTGGCTTGGTGCGCGCCGAGATATCCCGTCCCGATATACTGCTGGGCCATGATTAATCCCGATCAATGACGACGGTAAACACCGTGGGGCTGGTCGTTGACGACTCGCCGGCTGAGACGAAACCGATCGTATCGCCCTCGTTGACATAGTTGGCACCCGTGGGTGTGCAGATATCGACATCGCCTGCAGCCGACCCCGATTGCGTGATAGTCGCGGTAGATCCGGTGACGGCCGTGCCATTGATCGTCATCGACCAGGTACAGTCGGCGCCCGTGAGCGCGACCGATATGGCCGAATAAGCCCGCTTGATCGTACCGCGGAACGGCGCCGCTACGAAGGTGGACGACGCCGCGCTGACATCAGCCAAGTAGGCGGAAACGGAGGCCTCGCTAAGCGGCCGATTGCTGGGAAGTGCCATGTGATGTTTCTCCAATTAGCCTCAGGTTGTCCGCAATAGAGGCTGAGTAGGTTTTCGAGCCGATATGGCCCAGTGTGACGGAAGGGTCGAGAAACGCCTCGAAGCCAAGAGCCTTGATGTCGGCAAAGAACGCCATATCCTCGCCGCGAGCATAGCCGTCGTGTTCGTCACAGCGGAACATGTGTGCGATCGGTTCATCCGAGCCGTTAAACTTCAGCTTGGGCGAACGTTCGGCCATCGCCTCAATCACACGACGTGTGCACACGGTAAAACCCATGCCCCATCCGCCTATCTTCAGGCAGCCAAACTCATTGCTCTCGATCTCTCCCCCGCTTGAAGGATCGAGAAAGAAAACAATCGGGTCTTTCTTGGCTGGGTAAGCCCCGCCGACCACATCCATCTTTGTCGCAAGCGCACAGAGACGGAGGAAGTCTGCGGCTTTCCATTCAATGTCGGAATCGACCCAGAACAGGAGCGATTTATCCGATTTGAGGAAGGTGTGAGCGATCTTGGAACGCGCGTGGGTGACGAGAGAATTCCCGACCTGTAACTGTATCTCGAACGGGATTCCCTTGGACCGCATCAGATCCATGGTTTCCAAAAGAGATGAAACTGTGCCGGCCGGGACATCCCGATGGGTCGGCATGGCGAGCATAACGCTTACGCCCGCCATGCTGAACGATATCGACAACTTACGAGACGGTTGCCGAGAACGGGGTTGCTTCGGTTCCTGTGGGCGCCGTGAACAGCTTGACCGAGAAGATGCCGGTCTTGACATCCTCGATCTCGACCATATCACCGACAACGCCGCCAAGAGTGGTGCCGTTCAGCGTAATGGTGTCCGACGTAGCCGAGGTCTTGAAGCCTTCCGCATTATCCGAGGTTGTGGTGACGCAGAAAGCATAGCCAGCCATCACGTCGGTCGCGTTCGCCACCTTGATGGTGTGACCGGTCGCCGTCGCGACAACGCCGATCCAGAACTTGTACCTGTTCCCGGTGCCCGTCGCCTGCGGCAGCGTAACTGCAATCGGCGCCGTCGAGTTGATGGCCACCGTACGGCCCGCATGCGCCGCCGCCGTGATGGTCAGCGATGTTGCTGTGGTGGCAACCGGAGCCGAAACCGCACCGCCGAGCATGTCGGCAGTGATGCGCTTGGTGGTTCCGGCACTGGTATCGTACATCAGGAAGACATCAGTGGCCGCCGGAGGCTCCGCGAGAGCCGGGCACTCCGTGTGGAAGGTGTAAATCGTGCTCATGTGGAGTGCTCCTTACGAGGTGGTGTTGTCGAACACGCCGCCAGACGATTTCTCGTTCCTGGCTACCAGCGTGTATTCGGAAAGCATGGCCCGACGATCGGAATCGCCGTTTTTGGCCAGCGGGATCGAGGTCATATTGCGGCCGGGCAGGAAGGCGACGGCCCACTTGTCCATCTCCAGCACCAGAACGTCGCGCGCGCGCTGGAAGCGGTTGGCGACCACCTTGAGCTTGCCGAAGTCGGATTCGTAGGCATCAACCGAGGCCACGATCTTCTTCGAAGTCGCCTGCTCCATCGGAGTGGACCGGCCGGTGAAGGTCGAGAACACCTGCTTGTTGAACGATCCGGTGAAGATCGTCCCCGGCCTCCCGCCGTTCTCCCAGCATGCCGCCAGAACGATCTTCAGCCGCGCCTCCGTGAACGCAATCTGGGTGCCGTCCGTGCGGGTGCCCGCGCCGTCCGCCGTGGTCGGGTCTGCCGCGCCGCCGGCCGTTCCCTTGCTGGTGTTGCTCTTGATCCACGACAGGACCGAGGCAAGCTTTGGCGCCGTCGCCGCAGCGCCGGTAACTTTGGCTTGGTTGGTGCCGACAAGGATGGTCTCGATGTCGCGCTTCAGTTCGAGGCCCTTCAGCATCTCCTGATAGGCCATCTCATTGCCGCGGCCGGCATGGTCAACCGCCTGCTGCGTTCCGGAAACCCGGGCCACCTTGCGGGAGATCTGGGTGCGGTTGCCCAGACGGACCGTCGGCGTGGTGGCGTCGGTGGCGAAGTCGTCGCCCTCGAGCTGGGCGTTCGCACTATCGGGCGAAGCCAGCGCCTGGGTCTGCCATTCGTGGTTGACGGCATCGGCCTTTTCACGATCGACGCCCGTGATGAACGGGGTATCGGTCGGGTCGATGCGGTAGATCATGTCCGAGAGGTCTTCTCGGTTACCGACCGCCGTAGGCACGGTAAACGTATTGGTGGGAAGTGCCATCTTGATTTGTCCTTATGATGCCCGGCGAGCCTGCAAAGCGCGAAGCTGTTGAGCAAACTTGATATCGCCGGTCTCGTTGAGTTTTCGGGTGAGGTCTTTGACTTGTTCGGACTGATCGGAGCCCGCAGGCTTCGACGTTCCGGGCCGCACGACAGGGGGGAGGTCGGGCTTGGCAACGGCCTTCGGGGCGGACTTGATTTCCGAAAGTTTGATCCGGTCAAAGAGGAGTTGCTGAATGCGCCGGTCGAAGAGAGGGATCTTATCCTCCCCAGAAGCCAGCCTGTTCAGTTCCTCATCCGAGAACCCGATCTCCCGCAGCACCGCTGCGGCCTTCGTGTCATAGTCGGCCTTTTTGGCCTTGTATTCCGGCGTGGAGTCAGCGAACGCATTGCTTTCCTCTTGGACGAACTTCGCCCATTCGGTCGCTTGCTTCTGCGCCTTCTGACCTTCAACCTGCTGCTTTTCGGCCTGCGCCGCACTCAGCTCCATCTGACGGACCTGCCAAGCCTGGAACCGGAACGGGTCGTTGGCTTGCAGATTGCGCACGTCATCCAGACTTCGGATGTCCCCGAAATCCGATTGCAGTGCCGTCTCAAGAGCCTGCGTGTAAGCAGCCTGTCTCGCCTCGTAGCTTTGCCTTGCCTGCTCCGTCTGCTGCTCTTTGGCCGTGAGGCCTTTGAGCTTTTCAGCGGCTTCATTCTGAGTCCGACGAAGCGCGGTATCGCGTTCCAGTTCGCGCGCAACGATCTTCTGTTGCAAAGCGCGAGGCGTGGCCTGCCATTCGGCGTCTTCAGCCTCAGTCCAAGACTTCGGGCGGGCGATGGGCGGCTCTGCAGCCGGGTCGGCGCCTTGGTCCTCACCGTGAGCCTGCTCAGCAGGGGCGGCGTTGTCCTCACCGGACAATTGCGTGTCTGCGGTCGCCGTGTCGGCGCCATCTGCAGATGATTCATTGTTGCGCCTCCAGCGCAGATCGGCCAGCGCTTTCGCGGCCTGATTGGGCGAGAGTTCGGCCGGCGCATCGGAGCCAAGCGTATTGGAAACGACAGGCGCGTCATTGCCGCCGATGACTTCGGCTGATTCGTCACTCATGAATTGTCCTTTGGGTTATCGAACGTCTTGCCAGCGCTTCTGGCGCTCGGCGGTTTCGGCGAGATCGCGGAGTTCACGCGCGGCAAGCGCGCCATTCGAAACTATTGCGTGGAGGTGATCCCGAACCTTGCCCACGATATTGATCGCGAGGAACAACTTCTCCCGGCCTACCATGTCGTCGATCGTGGTTGACCGCCAGGCGCTGGTGTAGGCGCTCTCCAGCGAGGCAAATGCCTCCTTCAGCAACTCGTCTTCAAGCAGCCCCTGCGCACGGGCGGCCTTGGCTGCGGCTCTCTGGAGGGCGAATTCGTCGGTCATTTGTTCTTGGCTGCCTTACGTTCGGCGGATGCCGTATGGGGCGGCTTCGCCGGGTGCAGCATCGGGTCAACAACAGGCGGCTCAGGCGGCTTTTCCGCGATCGGCGCCTTCTGCTCGACAACGGGCCGTTTCACGATGTCGTAACCCATCTCCACCAGCCGATCGAAGCAGGCGGTAATCTCGCCGGCCGTCAGGCGACCCATTGGGGTCTTATCGCTCATCGCGGCAACGAGTGTGGCGCGCTCTTCCGGAGTCATGCTAGTCATTGGGCTTATCTTTCGCTCTGGCCTGCTCCATTTTGGCTTCGTGGGCATCGGCTGACTGTTCCATCTTCGCATCGTGCGTGACAGCCGTGGTGATAAGCCCCATTTCAGTTTCGGTGACCTTGTGGCGGTGCAATTGGTCCTGCATGGCCATTTTGTGCTGCAGCTCCTGCACCTTCAGCTCGTGCTCTTTCAGCTTGAACTGATGTTCCAGTATGGCCAGCTTGGCGTCCAGATCAGCCTTCTTGTCGGCCAAGGAGATTTCGGCCTGCGTCTTCTGCTGCTGTGTGGCGATGTCCGCCTGCGCCTGCAGCTTCTCAATCTCGGCCTTCATCGTCAGGGCTTTTTCGTCCTGCTGGGCCTTGAGCTTCAGCGCCGTGACCTTCGGATCTTCCGGGGTCGGGGCCGGCGGGTGCATCAGCTCGCCGGTCTGCGGATTCTTCGCGCTCGGATCGTTCAGGAACTTGTCGGGGTTCTTATGGCCCAGGATCTTGGTCAGCTCGGCGCCGGTATTGTACAGCGCCTTGTCGTCAACGAGGTTGGTCTTGCCGCCGAGCAGCAATTCCTTCTGGAAGTTGGCCAGCGCCATCATCTGCGCAAACTGCTGGGCCTTGCCGCCTGACCCGAGCCCGACCGCAATCGTCATGTCGTTTCGGGTTTTCCAGTCCCGAGGATTGACCTCTACCCATGAATTGCGGAGCCTGACGGTCTCCTGCTTCTGGCCGTGCCGGCGGATCGTGCCATGCAACAGCGAGAAGATGTCCCGCACGCCTTCGGCCATGATGCGGGCGATCAGCTTCACCCGCATTTGCGAGGCCGAGAATACCTGCGCAACAGCCGTTGCCGACTGGTTCTGCAGCGCGTTGGCGTCCACGCCCTGCATCTGCTTGGATAGGCCAGTGCGGGTTTCCAGTTCCGCATCGATGTATTGCATCATCGGGTAGACCGAGCCCGTGATGTCTGGCACGACCTGCCAGTTCAGCCCGCCCGCCGTCTTTGTGCGAACCACGCCACCAGGGCGGCTAACCAAAAGATCATCGAGAGTATTCGGTCCAGCATTGGCTTCCGCGACCTCCACCCGTGGATTGTTGTGCAGATAGAGGTTGTCCAGTGCACCCCTTTTGAGCGCCGTCTTCTCCCGTTGCGCCGGCATGACGAGATCGGCGATCGAGCGCCCGAAGAATCGATGGGTGATCGGAACCGGCGTCGTCGCGGCGAATGGAATGGCGTCAAACGGGGTTACGCAGTCCTTGCCGTCCTTCTTGAGGAGCTCGCCCTGGTCGCCTCCGGTAATCACCTGATACAGGCAGGGCTTGCCGTTGCCCTCGTAATCCATCCTGACGTAGTGTTCGGTGATCTTGACCAGACGTGTGGCCGTGTTCACACCAGAGCCAGTCCCGCTGCTCTCCCAGACCGAATCCCGAGCGGTGGTCTCAATCTCGCTGTTACCGCGGTAATCGCTCAGCGCCTTGACCTGATCCTCGTCAAAGCCTTCCGCGATCAACTGGCCTTCGGTCTTGGTGACGACCTCGTGGAAGCAGTAGTTGCAATCCTTGATGTTCCGAGCGCCGCGCTCGATGCCGAATTCTTCCGGTGGAACGCCCATGACCTTGGCGGACGCGAGCTTG